GTTTCCAAGCCTGCCAGCGAAGCCACAATAAACAATAAGACTATGGAACTGAACGAAATCAAAGGCAGGATTGCGCTCATACAGAGCGCTGATCCCGGAAAGCCGAAGCGGTTCGCTGAGTCGATGACCCAGATCGAGGAGCTGCATCAGACGGTCGCTGAGTGGTCGGCGGCTGACGCCAAGCGCTCTTGGGAAGCCCAAAAGCTTCACCGGGAACTCGATGCCATCAGTGAAGCGTACAGCGAGACCATCAAGATGCCTCGCAAGGAAGTCAAACGCCTTGGTGAGCAAAATCAAAAGCTCATGAAGGTCATCGACGCGGTGGCGAAGACCGCCGTCACCTTCAAGAAGAAGCTGGGCGAGTCGCTCAAATCCGACGGCAGCCGGGTCAAGATGATCGAAGAGCTGACCCGTCGCGGCCAGGGCTGGCAGCGTATCGCCGAAAGCCGCAAACAGAAGTTCGTCACCCTGGAAAAGGATTTCGACACTTCCTGCGAGGCGCTCGACATGATGGCTCAGCGCTATCATGAAGACGTGACCGAACTGGGCCGCCGCCTGATCGTCCTTGAGTTCAAGGAGAAGGCCACCGCGCCGGAGATCCAGAAGGCGCTCAAAGAAGCGTCTCGCCTCCGCCACATCGTTTCCATCCGTGAAAAGCTGGAAGGCAAGCTCACTCAGCCTGCCGACGGCGAGACGCCGGGCAAGGAAGCGATCAAGGATGAAAAGCAGAAGGGCGCTGGCACCCCTGAAGCTGGAAAGGTTGCCAAGGAACCCGGAGCCGTAGCACACGAATCCGTGACCGAGGGCAAGAAAGGCGCTCAGCCTGTTGCTGAAGCCAAAGTGCTGAAAACCGAACGCGTTGATCTGTCCGTCCGGGCCATCAATGAGTCCGTGGAACTGGTGCGCCGCCTGAGCGGAGCGCCTCCTGCACCCGCCACCAAGTAATCAAACCAAAGCCATCAACCACAAACTATCGAAGCTATGGTAATCCTAACCGAAAGTGGAAGACCGGTACTGGCGTCCGATGGCGGGCATATCTCCCGTTTCATGGACGTTCTGGAGTGGGGCTATCGCCTCGCTGAAACCCCGTTGGGCATTCCTGAAAAGAACTCTCGCGGCCTCTGGGAAGCGAAGGGCTGGAAGGAATTCGTTCAACACATGCCCGAACACAAGCGCGCGGTCGCAGCGATCATGCTGGAAAATTGCCGCAGCCGTTTCGGGCGGCTTGATGAAGTGACGCGCACCACGTCGCTGGGAACGTTCGACAAATGGATTTTCCCCATCATCGCCAACATGTCCGAGAACGACGTGATCGACCAGCTGGTTGCTCTGCAACCGATGGCCGGACCTGTGTCGCAGATCGTGTACATGGACATCGTGACCGGTCGGCGCAAAGGCCGTACCCCGGCGGGCTCGCCCATGTGGCGCGCGTTGCAGGGCGCGGTGGATCGCGACGACGACGGTGATGAAGTCATCCAAGACGAAGCAGGCACCACCAATGGTTCCGGCGTCATGGTTCTGGAGTGGACTCCGATCCGCCCTGGCACCTTTACCGGCACCGTGGGCGCGGCCAACGTGGCCGACGACGGCAACGGCGTCGTAATCAATACGGCCACCAACGCGGCGGTCGGCACCATCACTTATCAAGGCACCGGTGCGGGCACCGTGGACCTTGGCACCGGTGGCGGCGCGTACCAGACGGCGGCGTTCAGCGTGACGTACGCGTTCAATTCTGAAGGCAACCTCGCCATTCAGGATTACGAGATGAAGCTCTCCAGCACGCCCGTCACCGCCAAGGTGATGAAGCTCAAAACGCTGTGGAGCGAGGAAGCCGACCAGAACCTTCAGGCCATGTACAACATCAAGGCCGAGAGCGTTCTGCTCAACGCGCTGACCAACGCCCTTCAGTACCAGAAGCACCGTCAGGTGATCTTCGATCTGCGGGCCAAGGCCGACGCGGGATTCGTGGTTTGGGACGCCATCGCCCCGGCGAGCGTCAATTACCAGACCCATAAGTTCTCCATCATCGACGCGTTCGAGACGGCGAGCAACTTCATCTTCGGGGCCACGAACATGGTCGCGGGGAATTGGCTGCTCCTGGGCCTCCAGGCGGCGACCGTGGTGGCCACGCTGCCGCAGTTCGTGCCCAAGAATAACCGGGTCCAGATGCAGGGCATCACCTACATCGGCGATCTGGGCAACAAGAAGGTCTTTGCGGACCCGCATTATCCCACCAACGAGTTCTTGGTCGGCCACAAGGGCGATCAGTTCCTCACGACGGGGTACGTGCTGGCCGAATACCAGAAATTGTACACCACGCCCGATGTAGTCCTCCCGGACTTCATCCATCAGCGGGGATTCGCCACGAGTTTCGCGCGCAAGTGTGTCAACAGCAAGATGTACTGCCGCGGCCTCGTAACCAATTCGCCCACGGCATTCGGCCAAACCATTGGCTAACAGATACTTACGCG